GACTGCGTATCCGCGAAGATCGCCACGTCGGCGCGTGGGCAGCCGTGGAGGCCCAGGTTCGACATCACCAGCACCGCCGTGGATTGCACGCCCGCGCCGAGCGAGAGATACGTCAGATCGCTCACCGGTGCCGCTCCGCGTCTTGATACCAACCGTCCGACTCGTCGCGTTCGTCTTCGTCGATCGCGCGCACGGCGACGAGAAACACAAACGCCAACAGGCCGACGCTCACGCCGACACCGAGCGCAAACGCTAAGATCGTCGTCATGCGGCGTCCTCCCGCCAGTCCACATCGGGATCTGGAATGTGAACGTCCAGCACTTCAGCGGCCCAACGTCGGAACCGCTCCATGAACTCTCCGAACTCGATCTTGTTAAGCGTCGTCGTGGTCCCACCGATCACCCGCTCGACAAGTTCGCCGTGTTCGTCCGGCAGTTGTAGTTCTTTCGGTAGGAACATCTGCTTGGCGATCTCGTGAACCTCGTTCGGGTCGTAGCCGGTGTGTTCAGAGACGAGATGGACGCAGCACGCCCACCAGTACGAGTTTTGATGCTCGCTCCTGGTCGCGTGCTTCCGGGCGATCGTGACGGTGACTTCCCCGTCCTTCATGCGTCGAATGCGCGCCTTGAACTCCGCACGCTTGCGGACGTGCAGCGTCCCGCCCTCGATCCGGCCCGTGGTCATCACGTCAGTCACGAACGCCTCCAAGCTGAAGCACTCGGACGACTGCCGGCCTTACCAGTAATTCCATCAGGTCGTCCAACGACAGGCGTTGAAGGTCCGCATGATCGGCTGCCACCTCAGCAAAGACCGTGGAGCCGTCACGGGCCTTCATTACAACCGCCATCGGCGGGCCGCTTTGACTGCTCATTCGTCCCGTTCCCGTCTCGGTCCTTCGGGTTCACGGGCGTTCGCTCCGCAGTCGCAGTCCTCGGGGGGTTCGTAGGGGTTGGCCTCGAACGGCGTGTGGCAGATCGCGCAGCGCCTCATGAGGCACACCCACATCCACTCCGTTTGTGTTCGCAGCGGCGACACACGCCGCAGTCCCGGTCGGACCGAGATACCAACTGGCACCCGCAGTCAGGGCAATGAGGCTCTGACTGGTGGGCGATCATCAGGTCGCGCGGGGCCACGTATCCGCATGTGCAGCGTTCGTTCTTCATGCCGCCCCCTTCATCCCGTGCGCCATCGTGCGGACGGCTTGATACTCGGTGTCCACTTCGACCAGAAACGCGACCGCCGCTTTTTCGTACGCCTCGAGGTCCACGTCCTTCCGCTCGACCCGCTTGATAAACAGACTCAGCGGCGGAGGGAAGCGATCGTCGAACGACACGAAGTCGCACCAGTCGGCCCCGGTGATCCAGAGGGCATGAGTGATCTGTGGCAGATATTCCTTCGGGACCACGTCGGCCCTGACGTACCGGAGATGCGTGGATGACTTCGGGCACTTCACCTCAAGGATGCCCCTCATTTGATCACCCCATCCGGCGAATACCCCGCCAGGAAGTCGTCGCTCTGGACGAACCCGACCTTCGTGGCCATCTGCCCCGTCGCCGCCTCATACGCGGCGAAGGCCATCGGTTCGAGGTCGATCCCCCGCTGCATGGCGGCACTCACGAACCCGTCGCCATCCTCGGGGACGCCCGTCAGACGTTCCGTCACAAGCTGCATCCGAAGATCCCGCCGCCCGGCCGCTTCGCCCGTCTTGATCTTCTTGAGCATGTCGGCCGCGCGAGACGCCGTGAGACGCCCCGCGCGTGCCGCGAACCATTCCGCGCTGCGCTGCTCGACGTCGAGGATCGTGTAGCTCATGCTCCCCCCTCGTCGTACAGCGCCGCCTTGTCCTTGATGTCCTGCCACCGCTCAGCCTGTGCGCCGACGAGATACGCCCGCTGATCTTTCGGTGAACGCTTCCAGGCGTTTTGGAGTTTGACGGTCCCCTTCGTGGCCGTCTTCTCCATCTTGGCGACCCACTCGTCGAACCCCTCCGGCGTGCCGCCGAACATCTGCGCCACGAGCTCGGCGGCGACCGGCTTCGGCGGGGCGGTCCCGTTGTCGCCGGCCTGATCCATCTCCTCCGCCGTGTAGAGGCCGGACAACTCCTGCGGGAACGCCTTGCGAAGCGCCAAGGCTTCGGCGCACTTGGCGAGCATCAGGTCGGGCATCTTCCGCCAGATCGGCGTCGTCCGCCCGTAGCTCGAGAACTTCGCCACAGCGAAACACGGCTCGGTGAAGTCGTGCCGCAACACGCCGACGCGCGCCGCGATCGGGTTGCCCTTCCCCAGCCACACGTCGGTCCAGGTGCCGCTCTCGTCGCACCAGAACGGGCCGAGTTGCCCGGCATACTGATGACTGCGCTCCGCCGTGAGTCGGAACCCGTCAATGCTCGTCTGGATGGTCAGACGCCCGTCCATCTTGATCGCGTAGATTTGCCGGGCGAACGGGTCCAGGCCGGTGCGCTTGCACTGACCGAGGAACATGGCGAACTCGTCATCGGTGCCCTTACAGACCGTGCGCTTCATCAGCGCGATCTGGTCAGGCGTGAACGTTTGCGCGACCGCCTTCGGAACTTCGGCGAGGGCTGTGGTCATGACGCCCTCCCCTGCTGCTCGTCCTGCAATATGTGATCGAGCGCCTTCACACTACCGACTGCCGTCTCGTAGGAACGGATCAGATCGGACAGTTTGCGGTCCACCTTTGCCGCCGGGTGTGCGCCGAGTAAGCTGGTTCGTGGCGGGCCGTCGTAGTTGAGCGGCTGCCCCGGAAACAACTTCAGGCTCGCTTCCCGCCGCTTGATCCGAGCCGACAGCAGATCCGCGTCCTCGTTCAGTTCGAGAATGCGGCAGACGATCCGCGTCTGACGGGTCGGTGGAAACATCGGCGTTAGGTCGTGACGGGTCGCCGTGCTACACTTGGGTGTCATTCGGGTTCTTCCTTCCTGGCCCGGCTGTTTCCGCAGTCGGGCCTTCGTTCGTTTACGCCGCGTCCGGGTGTTCGGACGAGCCGCCGCCGTCGTTGATCCCTACACCACCGTCGTCGTCGAACAGGTCGCTCACGGTCGTCTCCAAGAGGTCAGCGATGCGCTGTTGGACGGAGCGGGGCGGAAGCCAATTGTGGAATTCCATGCGGCTGATGTCGGGCTGGGTCACGCCGACGCGCTCGGCGATCATCCGCTGCGAATACCGCAGGTCCTTCCGCCGTCCGCGCAATCGACGATTGCCCATCGTTTCCTTGTAAGTCGTTGATTCCATTGACGTAACATCCATTATCAGACGCCGTTGATATGGATGGTATCAACTCAATATATCCCTGTCAAGGGCTTTTTCAAAGATTCGACGAACCGGTTGACATAACCGCGAATTTCACTGCGCTACGTGGAGACGTAGCAGGTGCTACGTTCTGGCGTAGCAGCGCGGACAATTGCCCCGTCTGGGCGTGCAGCGCCGCGCGCGTCAGCGCCAGATGGCCCGTGAGGGGTTATGCATGGCCCGTCACGGCCTTTTCTACCGCCGGCCGACCCAGCACCCGACCGCCGTCCCCAACCCCGCTCCAGAGGCGTAGACGAGCCAGGCCCACGGATGATCGACCGTGCCGGCCGAGTGGGCGTTGAACCACCACAGGGCGGAGATCGCAAACCCCCCGACGGTGGCGCGGAGATAATGCCCTCGCGCGAGACTCACGACGTTCACGGCGACGAGGCTCGTCTGGAGCAGGGCGCGGAAAAACAGCAGGATCATCGCGTGTTACAAAACCTCGCTCGATACGGACGACTAACGAATTTTCGCCGCTCCCTACGAGGACGAGTGATGCTGCGCGACAAGGCTGGCCCACGCCGACACCTTCTGTATATCCTTAACATCGTTCAGTGCGGCAAACCGGACGATCTTGTAGATCATCTCGCCTAACGCATGGGCGTCTGGATGATGCCCTACGTAGTCCCGCACGAACTCATAGAGACGGTTCGCGCCGCCCGGTCCCGTCTGGTTGTAGTGCTTCCCCTTCGCCGTGCCGTCTAGCAGGTCGGTCACGGCCGCTTGAAACGCCTCGTGTGTCATCCATCCTCCGCCACCAGCACGCAGCCAGTCCGACATTTCCATCGTCGCAGATAGTCCGTGAGACTCCAGACGCTATGCTCGTCGTCCGGGTCGATCACGGTATGGCCGTCCTTCAATACGATCCAGTGGCCCGCCCAATTCATCTTCGGCCCACCGACCACGCCGAGAATCCCAGTGCGTCCAGCCAGGTAGTCGGTGCCTCGGTAGATGGGCACCAGCGGGCGGTCAAGCGTCTCCGCCAGTTCCAGCACATGCCGCATGACGAACCCCCGCTTGGTCGGGGGAATGCGATCAAAGTGGTTGCGCGCCGTCCAGATCACGTCACCGTACGGCAGATCGAGGTACATTGCCAAACACGCCAGCCCGCAGTCGTAGTCCTTCTGCTGCCGAACGGGTCGAATGCCGCGCCGCTTCACGCCGCGTCGTCCGCTTTCTTCATGGCGTACACGGTGTGCGGGCGCGCCTTGCCGTCGAGCGATTCCCGCATCACCTTCGACACGTCGAGTCGGCCTTCACGCTTCAAGCGCCGCAACTTGCGAAGCAAGGAACCCGAGGACAACCCGGTCGCGTCCATCATCTGTTCGGAGGTCAGTCCCTCACTGCCATCTGACTCGCTTCCACCGCCAGAGACCTCAGATAGCAAGGCTTCCAGCGGGTCCGGCAAGTTCTTATCCATGACGGTCCCTCTTTGGTAGAACGGGTGGACGAATCTTCGACCAGCGGTCGTTGTAGTAGCCCTTCACGAAGTACTGCCGCATCCACGGCAGACAGTCCGTGATGGCCCCAGTTTTCGGATCTTGATGCAGGGTGACGATCATCCCGCCGACGGACGGCTCGATGCCCTTCTTGCGGAGAAACGGCGTAGAATCTTGCGAACAGCCGATCTGCAACGCCCACACGGAGCGGATCAAGTTCGCGGAGAGTTTGTGATAGTGGCCGATCAACAGGACGGCAGGTTTCTCGCCGCCCTGAAGCGCCTCCACAATTTTCTGCGGCTTGTAGCTGACGGCGTAGGCGCTCCCGCCGCCGGGGTGCATGACCAGCATCGAGGTCCGCTTCCCC